CTAGTTCTAGATTTTACTGGTCTTATATCAGTACCACATCAATTAATTGAAGCATATGTCAAATAATAAAGCGGAGCTCACGCCAGCTCCAGAAGTACTTTCAACATCTTCTAAGAATCTCGAAGTAGCGTCCGTGGCCTCTCTTACTCAAGCTAATAATACGCTTAGAGCTAAGAATCAACAAGCCACTAAAGTAACTAATACTATACTTGCTAGAGCTGAAGAGCTCGCTATTCCAGAGAAAATCACTATTGGTTTTATTCTTCGTAACTGGAGGAAAATCGGTGAATTTATTGAACAAGTAATTAATATGTTAAAAGCTCTTCGTAATAACTAATGACTTTTCAAGAAGCACTAGAAATCACAGATTTCTCTCAATCTCCCATACTTGAGGAAATTATTAATGGTGAGTATGATATTCTTACTCCCTCATCTCCCCCTACTGAAGATTCCTCTTGCCCTGTCCACACTACTACCCCCGCAAATCCCATCATATCTCTTTCATTTGCAGGTACCTCAGAGTCTCTACCTAATGACTTTACTTATATGTTGTGGATAGGCTTAGGAGGTAAAATGTGGATGCAAGTATTCCAGCCTACTTCACCTAATGGTAACCAAGTTATCACTCACGTTATTCCACATGGTTTAGTGGACACTGATTCACTTAAATCTTGGGTAATAGGTATTTCACACAATGCGGATGTAGAAGTGCACGTCACTGTGTGTCCCTACGGATTTAATCAGGAATTAGGAACAAATATTCCCGGTGAACCTAACACAATACATACTTTAGAATTTAGTCACGTAGCACCTTTTGGATGCGGCTTTGACGAAACTACTAGGTATTATACAGAAGAATGGTGTTCAGCTAGATTCCACACACAGGTTACTAAGATAGCTTCTCCTGGTTTTGTTAACTCTTCTGCTGCTTGGTGGATAGGTTCTACCTGCGGTAGGGTCTTTGACGCTACTTATGTGCAGAACACCGCTCCAGCTACTACGTACTCTAATTATTTAGAGTTGTACCCACTTATGTCGTCTGACAAATTAGGACAAAGTTCTTTACTTGATTTAACTCTGTACAGAAGTAATACTAATAATATTACTGAGGGATTTGGTCAACTTACCGCGTCAGGTTTTAGTGGTACTTCTTCTACAGATTTCAATGGGGCTTATTTAACTGTGCCAGATGTTTATATTACTTCTACCTGTGCATTTTCAGAATAATGACTATAATAGATAATTTTAATCCTTTTGAAGATTTCTGGACCTCCAATCCTCAAGCACGTATCTTTTTTAAGGATGAATACAAAGCTAAGGTGCCTTCTGCCGATATGTGGGCTCTCTTTCTTTACTATCATCCATCTTCCAAACTCTTTAATGAGTCTCCTACCATCCGCAAGAAGTTAATTCTTTCAGACTATCCTCCTTTATCTAAGAATTTCTCATTTGAGAAGTATAAGTCTACCATAGATAAGATTATTAAGCATTCTCTCACTCGTGCCGAAGTCATGATGCTCAATTGGGCTGAAAAACTTCATCAGCGAGATGATTTTATCGCTTCTCAACCTTATACCGAGTCTACTTATAAGATGCTGGATACTATGTTAGATGTCACTCCTTCTATGTGGAAACAATATGAGACTATTAAGAAGATGCTTTCTTCAGATAACGAATCGCATGTGGTAGGAGATCAAGAAGAATCTTTATCAGAAAAGCAACTTATCTAATTATTCTTCCTATCTTTGTACCATGTTTAACGATAAAGAATTACCTATCACAACTTTTGAGGAGTACATGCGCTCTTCATTAAGAAAATCCTATCTTTTTGAGAAAACTGGATTTTGCGAGGCCGCCGATCCTTCGTTGGTATATCATGCAGATTATGAGAACTACAAGTCTCTTTTCTTGCTAAGATCAGAAAAGTAGGCTAGTAAAGAAACCGGCCTAGGGCTCCGAACTTCCCTACTAAGGGAATGATAAACGTCCTTCTAGTCCGCCTGCGGTATACAAGCCTGGTTAAAGCAGCGGTGAACAATCGCAGGTAAAGACAAAGTGAATACCTTTCAAAGGTTCAAATCCTTTCCGCAGGCCATGTTAGATATAACTAAATTACACAAACTAGGTTTTGTTCTCCTAGAAACGACCAGCATTCATACGCTTTACCACAAAGCTTCTAAGAATCTTACACTCAAGACAAAGCCTTACTACAAAGATCCACGAGATACTTATGGACAACTTACTCATGAAGAGTTCGGTGTTTATAATGGTATCATCACCATTGATCTATTAACAGATATAATGAAATTGAATAATTACTAATGTCTACAACACGTATAGTACTAGTAACTCTAGGATGCGTAAGTCTTCCTTTTATTTGGGCAGGACTTCGTCTTATTTACGACCTAATTAAAAGTAAAAAATAATGAACAGACAAGAATACAATTTTAAGATCCTTGATTCGATCAGAAACTTAATCAAGGAATTTCCAGACCAGCGATTTGGTCAATTACTCTTCAACTCAGGTATTGTACGTAGAGGAGTCGATCCATTCTTTGAGGAATCACAAGCAATGTATGAGCGGTGTTTCCCCACTCAAGTTCCTACTGATTATATGGTAGAGAAGCTCTCTCCATACTATGAGTTTCGTAAGAACACTATGAATGGCTTACATACTGTAGAAGTATTTAATCTCTCTAATACTAATGATTACAGGAAATTTACCTCCTCATCCGAAGAAAGAGCCGAAGCTTTTCTCTATCGTTCAATTCTCTCTCTATTTAAAGAGTTGGAGTCAAAAGAAACTTATCTTGAACAAGAAGAAAATAACTAAATAATGTTCATAGAAACTCACATAGAATTAGAGAACTTAGATGATGTTACTCAGGTTATGAAGGTCCCCTTTACATTCAGAATGGATGATGTTTCAGCTTTCAGACAGAGTATCAATGATGAGGGTAAGATAGATTTATCCAAGACGCTCATTTATATGAAGAACGGATTAGATTTCTTGATCTTTCTTCCTTACCCAAAATTTAAAATGGCGATTAGATCGCTTACACTATTTCAGTATAATGACGAAGACAATAACATTCAAGACGACACGACAATTACTCCTAAAGGGAGTCAATAAACTTAATAAAGCGGTCTCTACTACTTTAGGCCCGAAAGGCCGTAATGTAGTAATTTCTTCACGTTACTCAGCTCCAATGGTAACAAAAGATGGTATTACAGTAGCTAAGTTTTTCGAGCTTAAAGACTCAATTCAGAATACTGGCTCTAACATACTTAAACAGGCATCAGCTAAATCTGCTCGTAATGCAGGTGATGGTACAACTACTGCCATTACCATTGCTACTGCTATTTGCAATAACGCAGACAAACTTATCCAAGCGGGATACGACCCAATGACTATTAAGGAGAATAATGAATTTCTACTCAAGCGCGTACTTTTTGAGCTTAAGTCTTCTTCCACTCCTATTGATCAGGATAAAATTAAGTCTGTAGCTACCATTTCTGCTAATAATGATCCTACCTTAGGTGAGCTTATTGCTGAAGCATTTCAACATGTTGGTAAAGAAGGGGTAATTACACTTGAAGAATCTCCTACTCCCACTACCTATATTGATCAGGTTGACGGTTACACGTTTGATCGCGGGTTTATGTCCCCTCACTTTATCACTGATCCAAAGAAACAGGAGACTCTCTTTGAAGATGCTATCGTACTTGTCACTGATAAAAAGATTCGCTCTACTCAGGAACTTCTTCCTACTCTAGAACACGCTGTACGTACTAAAAAGCCTCTTGTCATTATCGCAGATGACTTTGATCCTCAGGTACTTCAGTTACTTATCGTTAATAATGTACGCGGTCACATCAAGGCTGTGGCCATTAAAGCTCCGTCCTACGGAGAAATGAGGCAAGATCTTCTATCTGACATTGCTCTTTTTACTTCATCAGAACTTATCTCGGAATCTAAAGCGCAGCGTCTAGAAGACACTGTCCCTCAACAATATGGAATAGCTACTAAAATAATTGTTTCTTCAGAATCAACTACGATACTAGCTTCTCCACCAAAAGAAATTATTGATCAAAGGATCAATGAAATACAAATTAAAGCCGAAGGAGCTAATTCCTACTTTGAGAGCCGCCATGCCAACCGAATTTCAAATCTTTTAGCTAAAGTAGCCCGTATCCACGTTGGTGCACCTACCGAATCCGAAATGGAAGAACGCAAGTCTCGCTTAGATGATGCTATTCGCGCTACTAAAGCAGCCGCTATCTCAGGTGTAGTTATTGGTGGGGGCACTGCGTTAGCTCGTATCGCTGATTTTCTTACCTTAAAGCATTATTCAGAGCTGGATAAAAGCTTTCTTCACGCCCTACAAAGTCCTCTTAAGACCATTGCTACCAATGCAGGTCTCAATGGAGATGTGGTTCTAGACGCTGTTCTACGCTTATCATCTGATTCTTATGGCTTTAATGCAAAAACAATGGAATATGGAGATCTTGCTTCTCAAGGTGTCTATGATCCACTATTAGTAACTGAACAGGCACTTATCAACGCAACATCTGCAGCCAATATGATAATTCTATCGGAGTGCGCAATTGTCGACGACACACAATCAGGTCCTGTTTCCCCTTATGATGCTGAATAATGATATTTTCTTATTAAAGGAAGTACCAGATTACCATCCCTTATCTCCTTCTTATATCTCCGCTTGGAGAGAAATTAAGAGGAAAACTATTGAAGGATACTGGGCTGGAGGATATTATATGCCTCCAGCCCTTTATTTTTATGCCAACTTAGGTACTATACGACTTAATAAGCCTCGTTCCAATGTCAAGACTTTTGGTCGGCCCTGGCTTAGGGATTTAGAATGGTACACCTTTCGCTACTATACAGAAGCCTCTGGGTTTTCAGGCTTCGAGTTAGATGATGTCTATTCATCTAATTATCTTCTATTAGATCCTTATATAACAGATGAATATCTTTTAGAGGAATATCCAGAAACAATTAATTCACAAGGGCAAAGAAAGAAATTCGTACATCCTCGTGAAGCTCTTGAAATGTGGCATCCATACCACAAAGGACGGGCTATATTCCACAATCCTGTCTCAAACTTTCTTATGATGGGTTCTCGTAATACTGGTAAATCCTTTATGGTTGGTGCTGGTATTCTCCCTCACAAATTTCTTACAGATGGCGCTACTGAATATACTGAACACGCTATACTCAATCCTTCCCCAGTAGAGCTTCTTGTAGGAGCTGTTGTGTCTGATAAATCAGCAGATCTACTGAAGAAGACAAAAGACTGCTTAGACTTCTTACCTGGTAAGCGCATTATTTCAGGGCGATCTTATCCTTCACCTCTTTCTAAGAAATATACTGGTTCTTGGGCTGTAAATTCAGAGATTATTGCTCAGTATAAGAAAAAGACTCCTGGAGGTAAGCCAGAGGATGCTGGTTCTAAATCATCTATTAAGCACCGCTCATTTAATGAAAATCCTTTTGCTGCTCAGGGTACTCGTCCAGTTATTCTAGCCATAGAAGAAATTGGTCTCGTATCTAATCTTGAAGAAATCTATGGTCACACTGTAGACAACTTAAAAGACGGTAATCGGAAAACTGGTATGCTTATGATGTTAGGCACAGGCGGTGACATGGAAAAAGGTACCATTCCTTCTTCTAAGATGTTTTATGAGCCAGAGAAGTATTCTATTTTACCTTTCGATGATGTATGGGAAAATCCTGGTAAAAAGATTGCGTACTTCATTCCAGCCTATCTCTCTCTTAATGAGTTCAAAGATAAGGAAGGTAATACGAATATTGAGAAGGCTAAACAAGCTCTACTTGATAATAGGTTAAAACTGCGTACTTCTTCAGGTGGTTCTGATGCTCTCAATAAGGAGATGCAATACAAACCGCTTGTTCCTTCAGAGATCTTTCTCTCCAAGTCTGCTAATATCTTCCCCGTTGCTGAATTACGTTCTCGTCTATCCACTATCCAAGCGCAGAATCTTTATGATTATGCAGAAAAGAAAGTAGACTTACGCTTTGATCATACAGTTCCCTATGGAGTATCCTATGACATAAATCATAATAATGAAGCCATCTCCACCTATCCTTTTGATGGGGATAACCGTGAAGGTACAGTAGTTATTTATGAGTTCCCTAAGTATAACGAGAACAACACAATTCCTGATCAACTCTATATTATAGGTTGTGACCCATTTAAAGATGATACTAATGAAGGCGGTTCCTTAGCTTCTATCTATGTGATGAAAACTCATAAGCATCCTCTCTTAGGACATAATGAGATTGTAGCGTCCTATATAGGACGTCCGTACTTAGGTAAGAATAAAGTCAACGAGATTCTCTTTCAACTATCCCTATTTTATGGTAACGCAAAGATCTACTTTGAAAATAACGTAGGTAATGTTAAGGACTATTTCGAGAAAATCAAACGCTTAGATCTACTAGCCTCTCAACCAGTAACTGTATTTAATCGTAAAGCCTCCTACAATACTGGTCCTGTTCTTACCTATGGTTATCAGATATCTAATGATAAGGTTAAATGGGAAGCTATCCAGTATCTTCGTGCATGGCTTCTTGAGCCTCGTGAGGATAATAAACGTAATGTCGACTATATTCTCGATCCAGGACTTCTTCAAGAACTTATATCTTTCCGCATGGATGGTAACTTTGACCGAGTCATGTCCCTCGTTGGCTGCATTATCGGTATGGAAGAGATACACAACTTAATGAAGCGTAAGCAGGATAATTCCGTCTCTATGTCTCAATTTTCTAAAGATATGGATAGACTTATTATCAATAATCCTCGCCTATTTGCTCCACAAACTACTCAACAAAAAATGTTCGCGTAATGACAATATTAACTAGTAAAATCATCAATCAGATGCTTGATCATTATAAATTACTGCATTTGATAGTCCATAAATATATCAACGATCAAGCATCTATTAAAGTCGATATAATAAGAGAAGGAGAGTCATTCGAAGTGGTAAAGTTCTATACTCGTCGTAAATCGTGGGAACCGTGGACAGGTGAGGATTTATTCATCGAAGCTTTATTAATAAACCCGCATCACAGTAGAATAGAGAATGACGGTGGTATTATAAGAGATTATAGATTCGCTTTAAAATTTGATGATTTAAACACAATACTAAATGAAGATCCTACCACGGCAGAGACTCTCCTTTTCGGAGAAGTCAGCCAATAACTTCGAATGGGCTAAAGAGGTCATTGATGCTCTTACTGTATCCTATTCTATAGACGGTAATCACACAACTTCTAATATATCAGAATATAATAGAATATTGTCCAATTATCAACTCTACAATAATAAACTAAACCAACAAGACTTTGAGCGTGAATGTAATCCTCTAGGTCTTTCAATAGGTCAGTTTCAGGATACCATTCAGCCCTACAATAAGACATACAACAAAATTCAAGTTCTCTTAGGAGAGGAGTATCGCCGCCCATTTAATTTTCGTGCCATTCTCGTTAATTCTGATGGCATAAAGTCAAAGTTGTCCTCAAGAGATAAATTACTTCGAGATTATGTAACTTCTCAAATACAACAATTAGTCTCTACACTATCTCAGTCCTATGGGGTCACTAATGAGGAGCTTATGCCAGAGCTCTTTGACGAGAAACAATTAGCCGAGATCAGTAACACTTCTTACCTAGATCAACGTGAGATCCTAGCTTCTCAGATACTTAATTACTTAAGTAAGAAACTCTCTATTCCCGATATTAAGAATGATGCTTTTAAGCACGCTCTTATATCAGCCAGAGAACTTGTTTATGTAGGTTCTCGTAATAACGAACCTCATGTA